GCATCGGTAAGTTCAATCGTGCTACCCAATTCAAGTGTTGATGTAGGCAAGAAGTACGATGCACCTGTTGGTAATGATTGCTCTTCTGCACCTAGAGTAATGCTGTGCTGTGGCAGGATACGATTCTGCTTAGCCATCTGTGCAATAGGGGCACCCAATGTTTTAAATGCATCCTTGTTATCTACTTCCCAAATGAAAGGGACAGATTCAAGGGTACCTAAGTCTTCACCCTTTGCATTTACTGCACCCTTTAATGTAACCTCACCAAACAGTACACGTACACGCTTGATGGATTTCAATAGGGTCTTAGTTTCTGCAGGTAAAGATTGATAGTCTTCAATCCAACCACTTGGTTTGCCACAGTTAAATCCTCCGGCATTATCACGCAAGTCATCCTTGAGATCCTTAGCCATGATAGTCTTGACATACTTACCCTTGGTATCTCCATTGCCTTGGATGTAACGCTTGTACATGAATCGCTGATTGAACAAACGAATCGATACATCGGTTGCATACACTGGCTCAAGGTTAGGACGGTCCAGTACATAGCTTCCTGCAGCTACAACTTCTACCTTCTTCTTCTTGCCACCGACAGTGGTCTCACCCATGATACCTTTGTGATCTAACTTCAAACGAGCTAGATTGTTTTGCTTCTTTGGTACAGCAATATCTGCACCCATGCCCATAGCCTGAGCCATAGCTGCAAAGTTACTGTTGTTTACTAATGTAAGATCTGACATATTTACCTTTCTATATTTGATATTTACTTCTGCTTGATTCCTGTGCATCGTAGCTCAGTCGATACTTCTTAATCTTCTGAACTAACTGGTGCACGTTACTGCTCCTTTCGACAACAACACCGTCAATGCTAAACGTAAAGTGTTTGCCGTCATGTTTGTATTCGAGTTTCATTGATGAACCTCCTTTTGTTCTAACCAATTATCCCCCATCTTAGCCTCAAGTGCAAGGGGTACATTGAAATTTATTGACCATTTGTTATTGATTAATTCCACCAGATCTTCCTGCACAGAATCAATAACCTTAACGACTTCTGCTACCTCGTCTGGGTGTACGTCAATCACAATCGAATCGTGTACCGAATTAACTACACAACTTTGGTACGGTTTCAATCGATTGTAGATTTCCACCAGTGCCAATGGCACGATGTCTGCCGTAGCAAAGGACTGCACAGGGTAGTTCTTAATCGCTGTGAAGTGTGTCACTGTACCATCCCGCTTACGCTTGACATCAGGGAAAGCAAACTCCCGATTGCTAGGTATCTTTATGTAGCCATAATTTAAGGCTTGCTTAGCCAGTACACTGTGCCACTTCGCTACCCCACTGTACTTCTCCATGAAGTGTGTATAGTATGCAGCCTCACTAGCTGTACGACCATAGCCTGTAGCACCATAGAGTGGGGCAAAGGTATGTGTCTTAGCTACCTGCCTACTGGTAGGTTGTCCTGCATCTGAGATAACCTTAGCAGTGTACGAGTGCACATCAAACCCTTCGGTAACTTCCTTCATAGCAACTGGATCTTGTGATAGAAATGCAGCTACACGAAACTCTAGCTGTGCAAAGTCTGCCTCCATGATCTTGCCACCATCAAAGCGAGATACAAACACCCGCTTGACTGGGAATGTATTACCCCTTGGCATGTTCTGCATATTGGGATTAGACCCACTGAACCTGCCAGTCGAAGTGATGTGCTGATTCAATCGTACATGTAACATACCATCCGGCTTGACAAAGTTAGCAATGCCATCCACGAAATTACTTAGGTAACTATCTAGTGCTGATAGTCTACGTAACTTGCCTAAAAATTCAGCAGCATCTGTCATACCTTTGGATGTAGCCACACGTTCCAATGTTTCAAGGTTATCTTTACCAGTACCAAAGCCATTGGCACTAGCCCACTTTGCATTAGGTGCAGTGAACTTTAGTCCGGCAATGTCTTTAGTAGGCTTAAACTCAAAGCCTACACCGTTACATGTACCACACTTAGTTGCTTTCTTAAATGTAGCACCATCCTTCTTGGTCTTGTAGAAGAATCCCTTGCCGTCACAACTCTTGCACTTCTCTGCACGAGTCTTGTACACCATATCAAAGTGTCTCTTTACAGCCTCTTTAAAATCAATATCATTCATGTAAGGTGTAATGGCTGTAGCCCATGCATCTTTACTACGTGGTTTACGGCTGTACACTATCCACGATAACTGCTCAGGGCTATTAAGATTGATGGGCGTATCTCCCATTAACATACGTACATGTTCTTGTAGTCTCTTCTCCGTCTCTGCCTTCTCAGTTTCAAACTGAATACGTACCTGCTGCAATGCATCAAGGTTTACCCGTATGCCTGTTTGATAAATACGGGATAGCACGATGCACACTTCGTTAGACATCTGAATAGTATCAGCCAGTCCCTGATCTTGAGGTGTCTTTAATCTTTCCTGAATAGATTTATATACCCCCTCAGTAGCACCCAAGTCATGCTCAAGATACATGCTAAGTTCAGAGTGAGGAATATCACGAGTGCTGTAACCATGTTTAAAGTACTCCTTGATTGTGTCTTGTTTTAGTACATCACAATTATGTCTGATAGCTACATTGCCTAAGTCCAATGGCATCTTAATACCACGCTGTAATACGTAGTCCCCTAGCATCGTATCAAACACTAGACCATCGTACTTAAACCCAGACTCCCACAACCACACTAAATCGTGGCTGATATTGTGACCAATTAAAAGTGTAGTCTTGTCTAACAGTGCCTGTACTGCAGTATGATTTGCCTTGGTATCCTCTTGCACTTCTGTGTGGTCAAAGGTGTAGATCTGACAAGGCATATCCAAAGGCTTGCACCCCACCATTACTAATGTGTTGCCGGTTTCAAACGGGTCTAAGTGTTTCTTACCCCCTCGATTTGATACTGTGTTCTCTACGTCAAGCGTTAATATCATGAACTGTAAACTCCTGTTTGATAATCGAACTCGCAGTTTACAATTCTGTGTGCACCACTAATCTTGTTCTTTACAATGTTGAGGTACCGCATACCGTCATCCTCTGTCTGGTCATTCATTGGTGGATTACGTGCAACTAAAATCATTAGATCTGATTCACCTGCAAGTCCTGTCTTACTACCTTCAATCATAGCCTGTGACAATACAATCTTGCCCTCAGCCTCAGCCGATAACTGTGTGCAATATACAACGAGACACCCGTATAGCTTACCTATGTTGCGTGCGTATATAGCATTAGCCTTGAGTGTCTCATGATTATTTGATGCAGCACCATCCTCAGCAAACTTACTGCCGATGTCCATTACGACAATGTCTGGCTTGTGCTTTTTGATTACCGACTCTGCCCACTTCATTGTCTTACCTGTTGCATCCACAAACTTTAAGTTATCTTTGATAGGATCATACGCACGGTGTGCTGTGTTCTTATCTGCCACAATCTGTGCCATAGTCATGCCTGTAGCAGCAGTCATGTAACGGGATGCTATACGCTCAGGCTTCTCCTCATTACACAGGATTAAAATCTTTGCACCCTGACTAGCCCACCCATGTGGTGCAGCACACAGCGTACTGTGAAAGCTTGACTTACCTACGTTACTACGAGCACCAATTACAAACAGCATGCCATTGTCTAGTCCATTGACCGACTGAAACAGTGACTGGATATTGAATCTCCACTTGGTATTGGATGCAGATGTAGCTAGTAGATTGTCAATGCTATTGTCTACGTACTCAATACGAATCGATGGTGTGAAATCATCCTGATAATTGTTTAATATGCTACGCAGTGGTTCCATCGTAGTCTCATCACCATTGACGTATGAGAATCCAAGGTTAGCAATCTCCTCACCAACAACCTGCCGGAACATATTGCTTAGTACTTCTGTAGCTACATCAGAACCCATGACATCTTCATTACGAATTTTATTAAACTGCAATTCGTATGAGTGTTTCTGTGCTAGTTAGTGTGGGATTTGCTGCAAAGAATAATGCTTTAACTTCATCGACAGTTAAATCTCTTTTGTATTGTTCCATCGCACTGTCAATGATGGATTTAATCTTGCGTATATCTTTTGTGAATAGCTTTTCAGGACATCTGTTTCCTCTTGTCTCATCGTAGAAGTCCTTGTTCATTAGACTTCTAATCAGCGTGAGTTCCATTTACTCTCCTATAATTTGCTTCAGTTTATCTATGTCTTCTGGAGTTCGATACTTGATGTCATCTTCTAAGTTTAAGGCTTTAGCATTAATACCACCGGCTCTTAACTCACGGGTAAACATCAGGGTCTTACTCATTGCGTCAGGATCTAATGCTACCACAACAGTGGGGTACTTGTAAAGCATATCTTTGTGTTCATCCAAGAGTGCAGTACCTAAGAGGGCAAAGCCTGTGCCACCTAACGTATCAACTACGGCTGCACTAATGCAATC